CCACTAAGAATCTTTATTTGGTCTTGTAGCTGTGCTACTATACCTTGTAATCTTTGAACTTCTCCAGTTCTTTGTAATACACCTTCTTTGTCGTATATTTCTGTTTTCTTTAATGCTTCTACCTTATCAATTAATCCTAATTGATATGCTTCTAAATACATTTGATATTCTGCATGTTTATTTGAAGGCATTGTTGACCCAGCAACAATTTTAATATCAAATTGTCCTGAGGTTAAATCATTTTCAATAGCTAAAATTGAATTAGTTTTATCGTCATATAATCTATTATTAATAGCAAATTCTGTAATATCATTATTAGGTTGTACTATTCTAAATTTCTTTTCAAAAGTATAATGTCCTTTAGCAAGTTGATATAGTACTTTTCCTAATTGCTGTAGAGACATTTCTATATCTCTCAATTTAGCAGCACCTCTACCTTCTCCCATTTGTGCAAGTAACATTGTTCCTCTAACACTATTAGGAGCACCTTCTTTCATTCCTTGCAATAATTCAGGAACACCAAAATTTAAATCAATATATCTTTCACATTGATTAATTAATTGATAAAATTCTCCAGATAATGCTTGAGGAGATGGAAAATGAGGTTCTCCATAACTTGGGTCATATTCTAATACAGCATTAGGGTTTGCCCAATCTTTTTCTAATTGTCTTAAATCTTCTACACTTCCTTGAGGAACAAGTAATTTTAAACCTGCAGATGATTGAGCATGTGCTAAAGCTAAAGAAAATAGTTTGTTTAATAATCTTTGCATATCTTTAACTTTATTTACATCTGATTTAGGGTATGGTGTATTAGTCCAAATATTTGGTATAGGAATAATAGGGTATGTATCTGTATCTAATATAGTTTCATATAGAAGAACTTGTCCTATAGATGCTGTTACTTTAATTCTTGTTTGTGGTATTTCTACATACTCATAAACATTCATTTCAAATAATCTTTCATTTTCTTCCATAAACATTTTAAATGCTTCAGAACTCATAATTTTTTCTTGTCCAGTTTGATTATCTGCTACTCTATAATAAGGAACTCTTACTTTACTAAATCTTTCAATAATTCTATATCTGTTTCCTATTGTAGATTTCCAATCTTTATTATCTACTTCAGCAGGAGTAAATACAGCATTTGAATTTTTATTTAAGGAATCTGGATAATCGCTATATATATCAGACATATTATATGTTTCTATGTCTTCTAAAAATGGAGCTACATCTGGATATAAGTTTAAAACTTGTTCTTTTGTAAGTATTGTGGACAACAATACATTTGCTGCATCTTTAAAGTACCTGTCTCTAGAAGCAGGGTCTACATAAACACGAAATGGGTTTACATGAGTAAACATTACTTCCCCTCTACCATAATCGGCTTCAGGTTCTATATAAGCATAAAAATAACCCATTCCTGTGGTCGCATAATCATGCACAGCTTGTTTAAAATGATGTTGTCCATCTGATATATCGTATATATATTCTAGCAATGTTCTCCAAACACTAGCCATTTTAACATCAGAATCTTCTCTAGCTGTTGCACTAAATCTAACAGGTCTTGATGTCATTAATGATTTAAGCTTATCTATAGCTGCATAAATTCTATCAATAGTAAAATCTGCTTGTCCTATAGCTTGTAGAGAATCTGATTCTTCTTGAGTGTAATGATTGCCTAATGTAAAATCTACGGCATCTCTTGCCTCTACATCCCAATCACTACGAGCATCAGCATATTGCTGAAAAAGTTCTTTATTTTCTGTTGCTTTTTTGTCTTCTTGTATTTGTTCTATCATACTATATACGGCTCTAAGAACTCTTTATAAAATTCTTTGTTCCTTCCTAATCTTTGTCTTTTTCCACTACTATCTTTAAAAATTCTTTCATAATGTTTAAAACCTTCTCTAGTTGGGTCATCTTCAATAGCCCCTTTTACATCATTGTTCATTAAACATTTAGATGTAGTTGGAAATTTTTTTAAATTTCCTATATTAAAACAATAATCAGCGAGGGCATATTTTAATCTTTCATCCACTTTTTCCCACGCAAAATTTTTTTTATTTGCGTAGTTTTCAGCTTTTGATAAAGAAACTTCTATTTCATGTCTTAAAACATCTTCTACTTCTTGTTCTGACATTCCATCGATTTCTAATTGTTCTTGCTCTTTATTTGTTCTAATTTTATATCCATACCCTATTGTTTTTAATCCTCCTTCTGGAGAATCGTATGGAAAAAATCTATCCCCTACTTTATTTTTGTAGCCCTCTACCCTTTTTAAGTAGTCTATAAATTGCTCTAATGTATAATTAGATACCATTGCCCTAAAGAATTTAATACCAGTTGTTGCTCGAAATCTCATATTTTTAATCCTGTCATCCAATTTATTTTTGTTTTAGTATAAGTAGGCATATCATCAGGTGTTTGATAGTCGTCATTTTGAATAACTCCACTTCTTGGTGGCTTAGCAAAAAAGTCAGCATAATACAATCCATCAAGCAAATCGTCGTGTCTTCCTTTTGGAAATTCAAACAATTCATCTATAAGTTCTGTATGTTCTTTACGAACAAATAGTTTCTTACTATTTACAATACTTCCTAAAGACATTTCTAATCTATCTTCTTTTTTAATACCATGAGGAGGTTTAACTCCCTTATTAATACCAGTTAATAGCCTTTTTTCTTTTCTAGCCATTCTTTCTAACATATCTCTTACCATTTCCTGAGCACCTACCGTTTCAACAGAACATCTTCTTATAGGAGCATATTTATTTGCTATTTTCAATATTTCTGCAGGCATATCAAATGCTGGTATCTTTTCACGATAATAATCAATAACATATCTATTTTTATTACTATCAATACCCATGACCATAATTACTTGATAGTCAGACTTGTTTGTAGCTGTATGTGCTAAATCAACTCCTATATATGTGTAAATAGGTATCATTTCTTCTTTATTCTTTAAATAACTAAATTGTCCATCTGTAAAAAATTCGTAATTATGATATTGAACTCTTTCCATTTGGAAAGTTGCAGAAGCAGCATCTCTAGCATCGTTCATATATTCTTGAGCAAATTTGTCTATTTTACCTGCTTCAATAAATTCTTGTTTTTTCTGTTCTAGCTTTTTTAAAGGAAACTGTTCTTTCCAAACAGCTTTTCCATCTTCTATAGCTCTAATAAATGTTACTCCCCAAGGATATGATTTATTATTTTTCTTAGCATCATGATAACCATCGCATACATTTTGCAAGAATGCATCATAGTGAACAATAGTTCCAGATAGCCATATCCACCCTTCATTTCCAGGAGTTTCTTCTAAAGCAGGATATACAGTAGATACAATCCATTGTTTAATTTCATCTCTTCTTTCTGCTGTTTTTGTATTTAACTCAGATTCAAAGTCGTCAAGTATAATTCCTGTGTATCTTACATCTACCTCAGCACGACCTCTAAGTCTTTGTGAAGTACCCTTAGCAATAATACGATGACCTTTATTTGTTACTAAGTCTTTTTCTGTCCATCTTTTACCAGTATCAGCTCCACACATATTTCCAAAATAATACTTAATAGCATGATTATTCTCTAAATGGGAACGAATATACTTTAAATGGTCAATAGACTGTCCTTGTTCTTCTGCAACCCAAGCCATAAACATAGCCTGGTCTTGTGGAGTAAAACAAAGTCTGTGCATAATTGCAGCTTTCATTAATACAGATTTTCCAAAACCACGAGGCAAAACATTACAAATACGAGCCCCTGGTTTTGTACTAATTAATTTTTTACCTAAGTCATAATGAAAAGGAGGGGAAGCCGATTTATGTAAAAAATCATTTGGTAAAAATAACTTACCAAACAGTATTAAATCTTTAGATGCTTTATGTAAAAGAATCTCTTTATCTGATAAACTAAGCTTCTCCATACTCCAAAATAAAGTTTTTATTAACTCCAACTAAATTCATATTTTCATCATAAATAGAAAAACAATTTTTACAAACATGGCTTTGTAATGGTATCTCATACATTTCATTTAAGAAATAATCAAATACTGGTACATGTGCAAGTGTTTTTTTAATCTCCGTCTGACATATCAGGCAGTTGTCTTGTTTGCGTCGCAATTTTTTTGACATCGTTTCCTCCTTCTAGCAATTCTAATTGCTCTTTGCTAAATCCTTTAAATAAAGTAATCGATTCTGTCTTTTGCTCTTTTTTGCCTAATAGCCCAGCTATTTCCATTAACATTTTTAGCGACGATATTTTATCTCCATCTCTCGCTTCGTCGTTATCTACAATTTCTTTAGTCTTTAATAAAAGATATTTAGGTGTAATTTCTGTTTCTTCTAAAATTCTTTGTACTTCTTTATCTATCAACTTTTTAATCCTTTCAGTTTTAAGTAATAAATTACTTCTTTCTTTTATATACTCTTCCGACTTAGCTTTAGGAAAAGCATGTTTAAATGCATCTACAATTCCTTCACCTTTTGCAATATACTTAGCAAAAAGAAATTCATTCTTAGTGACATTTTTTCTGTCTTTAGCAATATGCTCAGACCTTTTTCCACTAAAAGAGTAGATGTTGTCTCTCATCTTACCCTCAATCTTTTGAGAAGGAACACAATGAAACATTCCGATAGCTGTTCTTATATATGGATGATTGTTTAATGAGCCTTGTTCTACTATTTGACAAACCTGCCCATCATCCGTCAAAACCCAAGCATCCAAAGGAGCATTCCTCCAATCATCATATATTTTTTCATCTGGCATAACCTGCCTAAGTTCATCGATGTTTTCATATACGAAGTGCTCCTTCCCTTTAATTATTCTTTTTTTCATTTTCTATGCACTATATACTTAGGTTCTTCTTTACTCAACTGTATCTCTACCCATCCTTTAGTTTGTGGCTCTAAGATGCCATATCGTGCGTATTCTGCATATCCTATGAATGAGCCACCTCGTACAAACCATTGTCTTTTAATTTCTTCATTATCTTTCATGATTTCAAAAGAATCTATTGGTTTAGCATATAGTTGATGATTATGACCTAAATAGTACATATCAGCTTCTGGAAAGATGTTTCTTAATCTAGTTAGTTCCATGTCTCCGTTTTTAGCACCACTTTTCCCATGACCACTTGCTAATACAAATCTTCCATTTTTATAGTTTATTACTGTATAGCCTGGAAAAGGAAAGTATGGTATTTCTAAATCATCACACATAACACGAATTATATCAATTCCTGCTAATCTTACGGAACGAAGAGTGTCATGGTTTCCACCTCTCATGAAAATACATTTATTCAAAATAGGTCTTACCATAGTAACAAATTGTTCGTACTGTTCGTTATTGTCAAAAGCTTGGTCGCCTTCAGGAATATGATAATTAGGTGGTATAAACTCTAACATATCACCATTTCCGAACCAAAGAGCATTTGGGTCTTTCTTTATCTTATCTATTGCTTTCAAAAAAAGCATTCGGTCAAACACCTTGCTTCCTACATGAACATCTGTAAGGCAATGTATATTAACCTTAGGCTTGTTTACCGTCTTTTCTAGTATTTTACCTGGAACTATCATAGTCTTTCTCCATATCTTCTAATAATTCTACATTATCACTTGAATACAAATGATAACTAGTAAGAATTATACTATAATTTATTAAATCTAATAGGGTGTCTTCAAGTCTTTCGTCTTTTACAGCCATTTTTCCATTTCTCCTCAACAAATTAGCAATTCTAGCCAATTTATCCGATATTCTTACCAATATTCCTGTTGGAACATCGCATATTTTAAGCGATTCTACCATTTCAAAGTTAGAAAAAGGGTCTTTTTGCTGTGCATAGTCAATATTCTTGTTATCACACAACGATTTTGCCTTTTTCACGATAGCATCATAGTTTGGAATCATATTCTCCTCCTGATTTTTCCCATATATAGTTACCAACCCCTAGTTGATATAAGGAGTTGGCAATTACCTGGACTTGTGTTTCTGATATATTCAAACTTGTTCCATGAGTTATAGCATGTAGCACCTCATGGCACAATACTTCTAAGATTTTAGAATGTTTCATGTCTCTTTCTAAGATAATGTCACATTTCCTCATACTGACAGCACCCAAGATTTCACAATCATCTGTGCCATATTCTGCTTTACCACCTTCAATAAAGCGAATAGTGTAGATATGCCCGTTAATTTCTAAACTAAGAGGCTTTTTCGGAATTTTCAGTATTTTCATCGGCTTCCTTATTAATTTCTTCTTGTAAGTGTTTATTAAATTTTTCTGTATCTTTTTTCATTTCTATATATTTATTAATAACAGACTCAAGTAACATTAATCTTTGGTTTAACTCAATAATCATTCTCTTATTGAGGGCGATATTATATACTAATTCCTTATTAGTGGGTTTTTTCTTTCTTTGTCGCATAATAAAGGTTAAAGCTGTTATTTCATGAAAGTCAAGAAAAAAATAAAAAAAAATTTTCTAGGGTTTGTTTTACGATAATGCTTGACTTATGCTTTAAAACTTCTTAAATTCAGTTAGAACTAACTGCTAATAGTCTAGTTAGTCTAACTAGTTAGTTAGTATAGTTAGCGAAATCCCTAAGTCCTTATATATCACG